CGTTGAGATCGATGTAGGAATTTTACAATCCTGCATCAGGACCAGTATATTAACTGGCCACCCTGCGCAAGTTAGCGCAGGGCCTAAGGCTTGTCTTCAAGCCCCACAGAAGCCAGTGCTTCTGGAGAGTCGGTATTACACCGACCCTAACCGCCAAGAACCTATTGGCGGTCAGTCTAGGTATTTACATTACCTAGCCACGCACCGTGTACTGCACGGTACGTATGATATTCGCACATTAGAATATCATCAGTTCGAGAGACCTCGAGCTGTCAGGTCATCAAATGACCTGCTCTCATGGGCAATCCATGAGGCGTTGACACACCCCGTGAGGGTGTGTTCTGTTCGGTATCATTCTGTTGCCGAACAGTCAAAAGCACGGTCAATAACCGTGGCCCATTATGCGTATCAAGTCATAATGGGCGTGTTAGCGCATGCGCTAACACCCGCCGTACTATCGGCGGAGACGAAGTCAGGTCTGACTTCGGATAGGCATCTATGGAATTTCCTGGATACCAACCTCTCCCCAGAAGTTCCATCCTGGGAAGGTTCGTCTGGACATAAGATCCAGGCGATGTCTCTCGATTTATCGGAGGCAACGGACCACTCTAATTGGTGGTTCTCTCGGGCCGTCTGGTCCGAGTACATTCGACAAACAAGAGGTCGAATGCAGCCAACAGGACTTATGCTGTTGGCGAAGAGGTTATATACCTCTTCTAGGCCGGTATTTTACCGGACTGAAGGTAACATGTATAGTTACTTTCTTACCCACCGCGCTGCGCTGATGGGTGACCTTTTCACAAAGGTCGTCCTGACCATCAGTCAGGACTACTCAGCAAGGAAATCCTTGCTGGACTCCCCTATCGGGAGTATGAACACGGGAATCCCGCGTACATGTACGGTCATGCCGTACAACCTCACCACTCTTGGTGAGGTCGGCCTTCTAGATAGAAAGCCGACCCGCGAAACAATTCGCGGGGCCTCCTACTCTTTGGTAGGAGACGACATCATAATCTTGTATGCTGTCATCCGGTCTATGTTCAAGACCGGATTACTTCCCTTTTTTAGGGAAGCCGCCACGTCTATTGACGTGATGATATCGGAACACGATAGTTTCGATAGTCCTCACCTTATGTTTTATTGTGAGGAAGGGGCCTTGGTCCCTAAGAGTGTTCTGGACACTCCTCGCCACCAAAGGTGGCGTGGTCGAGAAGTTTCTTATCTCGACTATCCTCGATTGAGGCTCCTGCTCCCAGTAAAAATGGAGCAGGACATCTACTCACAAACGAATGTGGGTAGGTTCTCCCTTCTCGGAAAGGAGAGCCGCTGGGTGATCGATACATCCAGCGTGCTTGCAACAAAATTATATGAAGTTGCAAGCTTGGTACAACATCTTGTTGTACCAAGGGACATAGAATGTCTATGCCCCTTCACCCCCCAAGAGATAGGGGGTGATGGCGCTTATGTAAGCGACCCTGACTTCTTCGCTGAAGTCATACGTCGGAAATCTAAGGATCCGGCGGAGACGCTCTACAGGATGGAGCGTCAAATGACGAGACTATGGTCTCATCATTTCGTGTCTACTGATAAGACACGAATGGGGGTGATGAAACATCACCTCATCCTCCCGACACTAGATCGGCTGAGGAAATGGCTGCCGGAAAAAGCAGTCATTGTTCCACCCTCGGTGGAACACGCAGAGGTCCTTAGATCTCTGCCGCGTGGTTTACTTGAAACCCCGCTACAAGTTTTCATGAAACTTGTAAAGAGGTGTTATTATAGATACCTCTTCGCTGGGAAGATACTTCCCAGCCTCCGCGTTGCTGCGGATGTGTCGACCAAGCGTGGGTCGACACCGGAGAGCGCTCTGTGGGCGTTCTTCGATGTAGAGAGGGTAACTGAATACCTCTCTAGATGGCGAAGACCAGGCTTCGACATCCGGGACAACGATCCTTACTTTGTTGTCCCGTACAGGCATAAAGATATAATGTCTGTGGGCTGGCAGTGGAAACCACGGCCAGAGCCTAGCAATGAATTTGCTAGGCTTGGTGTCAATGACTTCCTTGACACCATATACTACGGGAAACCAAATCTCGTAGTGACTCAAAGGTTAAACATGTTCTTTGAGTCCGACCCCCTGATCCTCATACGGGTCAGGGAGAGATCCGACATACGTGGTCGGATCACGCTTGTCAGTAAAGACAAGCGTTTGGCCGCAAAGATTTGCGGCTTCATCCGGTCTAATAGAGACCGGATGTGTAGAGTAGACTTAGTCCACCCTATACTCTTCCTCTTAGGAAGAATGGGGGAAGGCTTCCTTCCCTCAACCAACATCTTGTTAGAAGATGCTGGTGCGATCAACTGGGTTGGTCGCAATATCGCAAGTTACGATATAGAACTCGCAGAATGCTGCGAGATTCGGGCACACCGTGAGGTGTACCAGGGGGTCACGTCGTGGCTCCCTAAGGGACTTCGTGAACCGAAGGCCCGGCCATTCCGACCTATCGTCGGAACGGAAGGACATGAAGGATTCATGTCCTACCTGTCTCTCACAACTCGAGAGGCAGATGAATTGGATGACGAGCGCATCCAAGTGATGGAACGGGACGGTGATATGCCGCCCCCACCTTACATGTAAGGTTTTGTGCCATGGCACAACGTATCCATGGATACGAACCGGAATTATCCGGTTGTTCACCACGGGAAGGCCTAATGAGGCATCCCGCGTACGACGCCGTGGCGTCG